AACTCATTAATTCAAGGAGCTGCATTCAAGGGTGGACACATGTTTAACTTAGTATCTACAGAGTTAAATCAAATTGACCCTCGTTTGATGAATCTATATACCGTAACACAAGCGTTAATGGAACACGCATATTGGTTATTCCCTGATATGGAAGGAATGGCCGGTGGCGGTGGTGGTCAAATGGGTCAAGAAGAAATTGATACTGAAACTGACCCACCAACAGTAAAGGCGAGAGCGATGACTTTTCCCCTTTTAGTACACGAATTGGTTAAAGGTGTTTATGAAGTATTTGGTACTCATGGATTACCTGATGACCCAAGACAACAAGAAATGGTTATGAAGGCTGAAGATACTTTACCAGCTGAGATTTGGGACTCTCGTTTAGGACCAATTTTCTGGGAAAAGTTTATGCAAGCATACCCAATGGAATTGTTCGAGGATGATATGAAACACATCCAACACTACCTGTTTATGAGATTCTCCAAATTAAATGCAGAGGAATTTTTCAGAGTGGCTAAACTTATCCTTTCAGGTAACCCACAAGGAAATCAATTCATTCAACGAATGGTAGATGAAATTGTTAAAGAATTAAATGAGTATGAGGCCGAACAGGCGTACTCATCAAATGATGATGACTTAGGTGATGATGACCTTGATGATTTGTTAGGTGGCTTGGGGATATCAAGAACCTAATTAATCACCTTTATGGCTAATTTGACAAAAGAACAAATCTTAATAGAATACGTTAAATGTCAAAAAGACGTTCAATACGCACTAAGAACTTATTTACAGACTTACGACAACACCGTATCTAAATACGTACCGTTAGAATTATTCCCCGACCAAGTTTCTTTATTACACGACTACGAAGAGTTTAACGAAAATATTGCGTTAAAATATCGTCAGGCAGGTGTATCCACGGTAACTGCCGCGTGGATTTCAAGGAAGTTAGCGTTTGCTAAAAAAACTAAACCTGAAAAGATTCTTATTATTGCCAACAAATTGGACACTTCTTTAGAGATGGCTAATAAAATCAGAGCATTTGTTGGTCAATGGCCAAGTTGGACTGGTATTGATTTTGCCGCGGAAAAAAATTCACAAAAACATTACAAATTAAATAACGGTTGTGAGGTTAAAGCCGTTGCAACATCTAAGGATGCCTTACGTGGGTTTACCCCAACTATATTAGTATTTGACGAAGCGGCCTTTATCGAAGCCGATAGTGATTTCTGGGCAGCTTGTATGGCCTCACTATCTACGGGTGGTAAGGTAATCGTTGTATCAACTCCTAACGGATACGACCCAATTTATTACGAGATTTACGACCAAGCGTTAAGAAATATGAATGACTTCAAAATTTCTGAAATGTTTTGGTTTAGAGACCCTCGTTACGCCAAAGACTTATATCTTGTTAAGACTGACGATATTATTCACTATTTGTTAAACAAAGAAGAATACAACGAAAAGGAAATTATCAGTTGGGAATCAAAACCTTTTGATGAACGTAATTACGACGAACTGAAGGAATTAATGAATCAGGGTTACAAACCAAGTTCGACATGGTTTGAGGCGATGGTTAAAAAATTGAAATACGACAAACGTAAAGTTTCTCAGGAGTTGGAATGTAACTTCTTGGGTTCAGGTGATAACGTATTCGATTCTAAATTAATGCAAACGGTTCGTGAGAATATGATTCGTGAACCCCAAAATAAAATGATGGGTAACGCTCTGTGGATATGGAAGGAACCTGTTGTTGGTCACAAATACGTTATGGGTGTTGACGTTAGCCGTGGTGATAGTGAAGACTTTAGTTCATTTCAGATAATTGACTTTGATGAGAGGGAACAAGTTGCCGAGTTTGTTGGTAAATTACCTCCTGATACAATGGCTGAGGTTTGTTACAAATGGGCTAACATGTATTCTTGTTTTGTTGTAATTGATATCACGGGTGGTATGGGAGTTTCAACATCAAGAAAATTACAAGAGATGAATTTCAAGAACTTGTATGTTGATGGGGTGGATACTGCCAACAAATGGAAATACGACCCTAAAGCCGCTGAGAAAATACCTGGTATAAACTTTAACAATAAACGTGTTCAGATTATCGCTTCTTTTGAGGAGGTGATGAGACACGGGTTTAGGATTTATAGTAGCCGTTTATATAACGAGATGAATACTTTCGTTTACATAAATGGACGACCTGACCACCAAAAAGGACATCACGATGACTTAATTATGTCTGTTGCAATGGCAACTTATGTTGCGGAATCATCATTCGCAAACTTAACAAAGGTCACTGAACATACTAAGGCAATGATTGAGTCTTGGTCTGTTAACACAAATACACAATCACAAGAAGCAATTAGTTTTAATCCTGTAATCCCCCACGCTCAAGAAAGAATTCGTCAATATGGTAGTCAAAACATCAGTAAGGACGATTACCAAAAATATGGTTGGTTATTTGGTATTAGATAATATTTATAAATAAAACTAAGATGGGACTAGTACAACGTAAAAAATCAGGGAACAAGTTTAACGGTACAAAGTTAAATGTTGAGGGTAAGGGTATTAGTACCGTTAAACCAGGTGGAAATAACATAATAAACAGACAAAGAGGTAGTGATAATACTGGTGAAGTCAACAGACCAACTAACCCTTAACTATTTAATTATTGATATTTAGAATTAGATTTATTACATGGAAAATAACAATCAACAATATACTGTTTGGCAGAGGTTATCGCAAGCCTTTGGTCCTAACGCCTTGTTAAATCAGGACTACCCAACGTATAAATTAGATAAGAAAGAATTACTTAGAACGACATCTAAGCAAGAATATGAGACCGAAAAACTTCAGGCTCAACAAACTTATTACTTAGCCAACCAATGGACTAAGATTGAAAGTAATCTATATACACAAGCCGTTTATTATGAACCAACTCGTTTGGCTTCATTTTATGACTACGAATCAATGGAATATACCCCTGAGATATCCGCAGCGTTAGATATCTACGGTGAAGAATCTACAACAGTTGACCAAAATGGTTATATGTTACAGATATATTCTGAATCAAAAAGAATCAAATCAATATTAGTTGATTTATTTAATAACGTTTTAGACGTAAACACCAACTTACCAATGTGGACACGAAACACTTGTAAGTATGGTGATAACTTTGTTTATTTGAAACTCGACGCTGAGAAAGGTGTTGTAGGTTCAATGCAATTACCTAATATTGAGATTGAGCGTCTTGAGAGAGGTATGGCCGCTAAGTCGGCAAATGTTGACGAACCAAAAGAAAATAAAGGTTTACGATTTAAATGGAAAGCCAAGGATATGGAATTTAATTCTTGGGAAATTGCTCACTTTAGATTGTTAGGTGATGATAGAAAACTTCCTTATGGTACGTCTATGTTGGAAAAGGCAAGACGTATTTGGAAACAACTTTTATTATCAGAAGACGCGATGTTAATTTATAGAACATCAAGAGCACCTGAAAGAAGGGTTTTCAAGGTGTATGTTGGAAACATGGACGACAAAGATGTTGAACCGTATGTACAACGTGTTGCTAACAAATTTAAGAGAGACCAAGTGGTTGACTCTAAGACTGGTAATGTTGATATGAGATTTAACCAAATGGCGGTTGACCAAGATTACTTTATCCCTGTTAGAGACCCTGCAGCACCAAGTCCGATTGACACATTACCAGGTGCACAGAACCTAGCGGAGATTGCCGACATCGAATACATCCAAAAGAAATTATTAACAGCACTTCGTGTTCCTAAGGCGTTTTTAGGTTTTGAAGAAGTTGTTGGTGATGGTAAGAACTTATCATTAATGGATATTCGATTTGCAAGAACTATCAACAGAATCCAAAAATCAATGATTGCTGAGTTAAACAAAATTGCAATCATCCACCTATTCTTATTAGGATTTGAGGACGAGTTATCAAACTTTACATTAGGTTTAACAAACCCATCTACACAAGCTGATTTGTTAAAGATTGATGTATGGAAAGAAAAATTATTGGCTTATAAAGACGCGGTTACCGCAATCGAAGGTATTGCACCAGTATCAGTTACATGGGCTAAAAAACACATTTTAGGTTTCTCTGATGAAGAGATTAAACTTGATTTACAACAACAACGTATTGAGAAAGCAGTTGGTGCTGAATTAACAAACACCGCAACTATCATCTCACATACAGGTGTATTTGACAATATCGACAAACTTTATGGTTCTAAATCAGGCTCAACTGAGAACGCAGGAGGTGCCGGAGCACCACCACCTCCAGGTGGAGACATGGGGGGTGACTTAGGGGGTGACTTAGGGGGTGGAGCACCACCACCGCCACCACCATCAGAAGGTGGAGCACCTGAGTTGGCTCCTGAATCAATTGATAGAGATAATCTAAACATATTATTAGAATCTGAGGGTTTATTTGAGGAAGATTCATTCATTGATTTATCTAGAGCAAAAAATTCTTTGGGTATTATGGAAGAACAATTAAGTAAACTTCTAAAAGATTGATATTTATTATAAAAACACGATGATGAACTTTGGTATTATTAAATCAAGAATAGAACACACTCTTTTAGAATCTTATAGAAAAGGTACTTTTAAAGAGGATATGAAAAACTTTAAAAAGTTAGTATTAGAGAATAAAAATATCTCTAAATTATATTACTTATATGATGACTTATCATCAAATAAAGGACTTCATAATGAAATAGTTAATGATTACATTAATGAGAGTATCACCATTTATGAAAATACTCTTAATAAAATTACGGGTAATGAAATTAACAAAATTATTTCTTGGGTAGGTTCACCCAAAATTGATAATAACTACGAAGTCATTGATAATTTGTTTAGTACAAACATCTTGGCGATTGAGAATAGAATCCAAAGTAAAAAAGTTATTTCTGAAACATTAAAGAAAAAACCTAATGTGGTTAAGGAATCAGTAAACATTCCTTTAAGTACTATGGTTAATGTTGCTAACAAAACAATAACTAATTATATTGATTCACTAACAGAGTCTGAGAAATCAGAACTAACTAAATTATTATCCGAAAACGATGATAAATTAGAAGGCGAGTTTAATACAATAAAGGAAAGTGTTGTTAGTAAATTAACTGAAATGAGGGATTCTGAATCTGACAAATCAACTCAATCAAGAATTGAGGAAACTTTGAATAAAGTAATATCAGAAAAATACGATAAATTATCGTACTTCAAATTAAAGAATCTTAACGAGAATATTTAATCGTTATTTGATTTAAACTTTTTCTGAACGTACTTCGCTTTCATAAGTTGTTGTCTTTTCTTCACCGACTTTTTAACAAACTCTTTACGATTATTCAATTCAGAACTCTGTCTTGTCTTAATGACCTTGCTTTTGTATATTTTCAAGGCTTTCTCCAAACTGGAATGTTTTTCTACTTTAACTATTAACATATTTCTTTATAAATTAGGTTTTTGACTATATAAGTAAATATTCCTATATTTTTAAAAAAATAAACAGGGAAATTATGAGTATTAATGAAAAAAGGAAAAACCTCTCACATTCATGGGTTCAATTTTGCTAAGGTAACTTATGGAACAGTTGATTCGGTTAATTTAAAGTCCATTTATCTAAACATCCAAACATGGGTAGAACCTATTAAAGAATGCGAAAATTGGACACGGACAGTTCTCAATATGAGCAGAGCCATAAAACACTCCGTATACGAGTCAGTCGACACTGAGTTGTTTGATAATAAGTTTATAGTTGATTTAGATTTAAGGTCTAGTGGTATATCAGAGGGTAAAAAATCATTTATGAATTTAGAAATAAATTTTTATTTGATACCTGAAGATGAGGATTTTAAATCAAAAGAAATTAAAGAAACGCTTAAAAACATCACACAAAGAATTGTTGACGAGAATTTTATAGGGAACGATTACTTTAATTTTTATTTAACTAAAAAAGGTAAAACAAAAGAAGATTCACTACAATTAGAGAATGTTTGATATTTATTTAGAAAACATTTGATATGAGTTTAAGAATTTTAAATCCTACTGAGACTGGTAAAGGTATTTTGGTAGAATACGATGCAGGATATATATCACCAAAAGAGGAGCATAACGCAACTCTAATTGGAGAATCTAAAGGGATGATGGACCACTCAAAACCATTTGAGTTTTATGCGGTACTACAAAAATATAATACCCCCAATAGAAACGGAAGAATATACCCTGAGCGTATCTTAAAAAGAGAAGCCGACAACTACAAAAAAATGATTGATAAAGGAGTTGCTCTTTCTGAGTTAAACCACCCTGAATCATCATTAATTGACCTTGACAGAGTATCTCACGCAATTACTGAGATATGGTGGGAAGGACCTGTGTTAATGGGTAAATTAAAACTATTAACAAGTCCTGGTTTCCACGAAAGAGGTATAGTATCAACCAAAGGTGATATGGCCGCTAACTACTTAAGACAGGGGGTTACATTAGGTATCTCGTCAAGAGGAGTTGGTTCACTTAAAAAAGTTGGTGAACAAAATGAAGTACAAGATGATTTTGAATTAATCTGTTTTGACTTAGTTTCATCACCATCAACACCGGGAGCGTATTTATTCAGTCAACCAGAAGAAAGATTTAACTTTGAAGAAAACCTTGAGGAAGAACAAAAAATGAAAGTACAAAGACAAGTTGGTGAAAATGGTAACAAATCACTTGACTTAATGAAAAAATTGAACGATTATTTAGGGTATTAAAAAATTTAAATTATGGACGAAAAATATTTCATTGCAAAAGTAACCACTGATTTGGTTGACGAGAATTCAGGTAAAATTAAGAAACTCAGAGAAGAGAAGTTGGTTAGAGGATACAATCCCACAGACGTAGAAGCGAAGGTAACTAAGGTTTACGAGAACTATACACAGGATTGGAGAATCACCGCAATTGTTGAAAGTAAAATTGATGAGGTGATAGATTAAATTAAATTTTAATTTTCAATAATTTACATAAGGGGTCTTTTTGACCCCTTTTTTCGTTTTTTATCATTTGGGATATATTTATATGTAATAAAAAAACCCATTATCAAATAAGTCTTAAATATAACTTTTTTGATAGTGGGAGATATTTATATAACAAAACCAATAAAAAACGCATGGCGAAAGAAAAATCTTTAGTTGAGGAGGCAATCATCCAAATGAAAAATTTGGAAGAAGCTG